AACGTGAGGATTCCACCACTCCATACAAGGATACCAAGACGGACAAAAGTAGACAGAATTGCAAGTTGTTCTTCCTTATCATCTGTCGCCTCCTTAATCTTACCGAGAATACCTTTTTTCTTTACTTCAGGTTTCTTTTCTTCGGTGGGTTTTACTTCTTCAGGCATAAGTTACCAGGAAAGGCAACTCTATTTAGACAGATACCCGTTTTTAACTAACCATTCACGAGTCATTGGTGTTGGATCATAGTCAGACCACATGGTTCCACGAGCACAAGATTCAAGTGCTTCTTGTGTCATCTTCTCAGTGCGTCCTGCCCAACCTGCTTCTGCTTCCCAAGGTACAGCATTTTCAGGATAAGTTCTTTCGGCCATCACACGCCAGATCATTGGTACTTCATCTTCAGGTTTGATGATAGCAATCATGCTATTTTCAATAGTACCTGCCATACAATCTTGTGCAGCATGCCATCCTTCATGACGCATAACCATCATTAAAGTTCCAGGACTTGTCATGAATGACTTGTTCAGAAAGAAATTATTTCCTACTGTATGATATACACCACGATGTCCGACAGGAAAATATTTTTCATCTGCTAAAAACACATCAACTCCGACCTGCTCAAGGGCAACGAGCATGGAATGGAACTCGTCAGCAACAATATTAAAATCAGTATCGGGATGGAGATAAGCAATATCGTTGATACTGAATACTTTTTCGACATCTTCTGTACACTCCTGAAGTAACATACAACCCATGGAGTGCATAGTTTTAAATTCGTTATCCTTTAGCGGGTCGGAAAGGGCAGGTAGGGCAACCGCTGCCGCAGCAACCACTGCTGCAATAATCTTTTTCATCTTCAAATTCCTTTAAAATGTTCATTTCAGTCCAGATTGCCAACCCTCTTGAAAATTCTCAGATCCTCCAGGAGGATCAATATAAAGAGTTGTTGATTGAGATTCTGTTGCCATATCATACATCAACTCATGAATGTTATCAGGTTCTACAGAAAAATTTTCTTCTCTGTCCTGACGTTTCACTTCGTATTCATGCTCCATATAATCTAGTTGCTTTTCACTATATGTAGGAACGTCGAACCACTCATCATATTCAAGGTATGCCGGTGCCGGAACACCAGTATAAGACGGAGAATCCATCTCCGAACACTCTACAATATCTTCATCAATCGCACATTCAACCTTTTCTTCTTTAAATTTCTTTGGAAGTGCTTTGTTAATGAGTGCCTTAAATTTGCTAATCATGTTTGCCAGTGATAGTGAAAGAAGTTACCTCTATTATCGCACATAGGATCTTGAGATGCAACCCTATATCTGAGCATTCTCTGACCTTTGAAGTCTGTTCGGTCTCCAATAATCGAATACGCTTCAAGCATCTTATCGTTATCTTTCAATCGATTGATAACTGATTGTTTTGCAACAGGTCTCCAGTATCGAAAACCCTCGTATTGTCCTGGAGCATAAACCACATTAGCAACACTGTTTGGATACAGTGGAGATTTGACTCGATTAAGAATAGAAACTGCTACACAGTATTCATCCATGGTTCCAGATGCTGCCTCAACCTGCACTGCTCGTGCAAGATGATCGTAGTCAATTGGAGTGAGTGCTAAAATAGTTTCAATAATCATAGAAAAAAAGGGGGGCTCTGCCCCCCGCACGATACAATATATCAGAAGTTGTACTTAAGTCCCAACTTACCACCATAACCGTTGTTATCGGTGTCATCAGCGGTGATGAATGACAGTTCGCCATACACACCAAGTTGATCGGTCACAGGAACGCCAACACCCGCCTTACCGGAGAACTGAACATCGCTGTCAGCACCATCAGGAGCGACGAGAGCAGGGCCGCCTTGGACGTAGTATGAAGCAGCACCGAGATCACCTTCGTAGCCAACGTGAAGATCAGTGGTGGCTCCAGTGTAATCGTCGCCAGTCCAGCCGGCATTGGTTTCCACATTAACGTATGGACCTGCAAGGGCAGCTCCTGCGGACATGGACAGAGCAGCAGTTGCTGCGAATACAGATTTGATCATTTGTTAAACCTCTTAGTTACTTGCGGAATGATTACCCGCAGATGAATAGGGACTCGACATGTCCCGTTGTTGGATATTATAGCACAGTTCCAGCGTGAATAGTTGGGACGGTAGGACTGTAACAATTCGTAATGCGCGTCACGAATGAGTATTTATACATCCAAGGTGACAGTATAACCGAACTAACCGAACTTGTCAATACCTGTATTCGTCAAGGATGTTTAGGACATATCCTAGGTATCTCTGCGCCATCTCTCTGTCTGCTCCCTGTTCCCATCCCAATTCATGTTTCAATTTCATTACACGAGTTCTTAACTCTTCAACACTGACTTGATTCTTAGGCATAAAAAAAGACCCTCTACCTTATGTAGAGAGTCTAACGTTAACTTGGTGTTGGTGCAAACACTGGTGTCATCAAACCACCATCTGATCCGTCATCATCTTCATCTTTTGATGCTAATGCAAGCATAACGAAATATGGTGTAATAATAAAAAGTAAAGTCTGTAGTAATGTCCAATCGTAACTCATGATCTGATTGCTACTGCAGCAATTGGAATCAGCAGTAGCAATGCCGCTACTACGAATCCCATCACCAAATACCGGGGATGAGTTGACCTGTGGTTGCGTATGAACCGAACGCAGCGATGATGCCGATCATTGCTGCCCAACCGTTAAACTTTTCTGCTTCTGGTGTCATTTTGTTTCTCCTGTTTTGTTTTGTTGTAAATTATAACTGCTTCACCGTTATGAGTGAAGATTAGTTCATCGTCATGGCCCCAAAGCAGTTCTTCATAAACTGCATTAAGTTTCGCCATGTCATCATATAGTGCGTTTGGGTTAGACATATCTTCAATCAATAGATAATCTATCTATTGTATCAGATACCTAAGACTCCAAAGAAAAATAGACTGCCACTGAAAGTATAAGAAATAATAGCAGCAGCAAATCCAAGCATAGCAGTGCGTCCATTTAGTTTCTCTGCCTTTTCAGCGTAAGTTTCATAACCGTAACGCTCAGCTGCCGTCTGATCAATGTACATGCGGGGTTCTTTTGCCCACATATTGACCTGGCCAAATTCATTTTTTGTGGTTGTCATCGCTTATGTAACGAACTATTACATTATTATATAGTAATGTAACGATTTAGTCAAGCCTATTCTTGATTTCTAGTAGTTCTCGTAGCAGAATAATGTGTTGATCTTGTAACTCTTTTACATCGCTCTGCACTTTAAGGATCAACTCATACAAGTTGGTCATTTCTGCTACTTCTTCTTTATGTCTCTTCTTCATTAATCTAACTCCCAGCAGGCAGACCGTGCTAATTCTGGATTTTTCTTTAATGCTCGATGCACATGACCATGAACATCTTGTTCTAGAGTATGATGTGCTTTCGTATGTATTAACTCGATCACTCCTAACGCTCCAACAAACAGTAGGTTAAGCAAAGTCACTGGATGGACAAGTGCTTTTATGAGTGTTTTCATTGCTGTTTTTGTTCCTCATTTTGAGTCATGCGACCCAGGAACGGATCATAGTTCATTAATTCATTAATGTCTAGGTTACAACCGGTCTGCGTCCAGAACTGTAACAGTCCATCATGACTGCTCTTATGGAAGAAATCTACATGCTCAGGGTGAATGGACGACCCCAGAGCAATACGATACAAGAACAATGGGATTGAGAACGTATTTCCAGAGTTATAGATCAGGTCATCAGCAACTGCGCGAGGTTTCACACCTTGATCGAGTTTATACTTATCTCCACGCACATGATGCTTGACAATCTTTTCTGCATGATGCCGAGCAATCATGTATGAAGCAGTGGAGAAATCATTCACAAACCTCTTGTGCAACGCTACATGTAGTGGTCCAGTGCAAATAATTGCCAACTGAATCACATCATAGTCATAAGGAACTAAAGCATAAAAATCCTTCCAAGTAAAGTTCCAGTTTTTCACAATCTGCAGATCAACATCATCTTCCATGATGACTGCACATGGTGCATCAGAGGTTTCTAGGTAGTGCTGTAGGGCCCTCAAATGAGAAGTGGTACAACCAACCTCACCTGACGACATATTATCAGGATACCTACCCTTGATAATATCACTCAGATCATCATCTCTTCCATCATATGCAGAGATACGTTCATAGTTTTCTATCTCCCAATACTGGAACTGCTGTTCCATGTATTGTTTTCTTTCGGGTTGTCCATCCAAATTAAGATAATAAATGGGAGGCATACCCTTGAGTTTGAATGTTGATTTATTTTTATCCATGTCAAGAATTCAGAATTTGTTTTTTATCAGAAGGTGAATGAATTATTTTTGCAGAGAACTTGAACGCATCATCAGGCATATCTCCTGGTTTTGCAAAGGCAGGACTTAAGACGTGAAACTCTTGGAAGTTTTCATTTCGATATCGATTCAGATAACTTTCATCATGTGCAAAAGTCATGATTTCTTTTTTCAAATCTTCAATGATCCTTTCATCTAGATCTTCAATCATATCTAACACTTGAGGAATCTTACCTCCCCATACACATCCCTGAAGATATACGTCATCACATTGCTCCTCCGCTGTTACACATGCGAGAGATTCTGGATTCCTTTCAAAAGGAAGATCAGATCCAGAAACAGAAGTAAAGTTACAGAGATCAGGATTCTGACATGGATGCTGAACACCAAAGAAAGTCTTTGACTCATCAAAGAAATCTTTGTAGTTGATTGTTTCTGTTAGGCAGTGCATGTCTGCGTCAAAGTAGACATACCAATCATACTCAGCAAGTTGATCTCTGATCTTTTTAATCTCACCAAATCTCTTGAGTCCACCAATACTATGATAAGTTAGTGTGTATCTGTTACCATAGTCGGACTTCTTCACATCCTCGCTTTCAGAACTTTCGATAATCTTTACGTTGCCAGGTAGTTCACCATCAAACTCACCGTCAGTAAATACAAAAAAATCTTTGTCGCAGTCTGGCGCAAAGTATTCCATGAAGGTTTCATAATATCTTGGGAAAAATTTAAGATAGTTTCCTGTTCCAATAAAGTTGATTGCTATCTTTTTCTTGGACATTAGTTTTTCAATGTTGGGAATATAATATTGTTTAAGTATCTGCTCCCAATCAAATTGTTTTGCATACTCAAAGATTTCCTCCCGATGGGTGATTGAATATTCTCGATTCTTAATTATAGCATCTTCTACAAAGACTGAATCATTTATCTTGGATTCAGGAATTATCGTGATGAACTCTCTAAGGGGATTCAAGTTAGCAGCACCCCACTCGCTGACAACCACACCAAGACCAGCAGCAAATGCCTCCATACAAACAAGAGGATGTGCCTCACCATCAGACAGAAGAACTAGATTGCCATACTCAGTCAGATAGTCATACAGAACATCTTTATTCCATTCACCAAGATAATTTTTATTGGTGTCGAATCTATCGTCTCTCACATTACCAGCATACCAGAGAGATTCTATATCTTGAAAAAGATATTGTCTTTTTCTATGATCTATTGTAGCGAGATACAAAGATCTCTCAGCAAACTCTGGATCTGTGGTTGTTCTAAAGTTACTAAGGTTAACCCCATTAGGATTGAAGAACAATTTATTAGATGGTACGCCTTCATTTTCATATACTCTGTTGATACCAGCAGACAGACCAAAAACGTTTGGTTGTATTTTTGCAAAATGATCAAAGACTCTCTGCTTATACGGACCCATCAATTCAGGTCTCTCAAGATAAGCAAAGTGAGTTGTTACAGCACAAGGATATTTGATATGAGGATACAGATGAATGTAATCATCATATTGAATATGTACGAAGTCTGGATTGAATGAGTCAATTTGTTGTAGAGCAGAATTTAAATCCTGTGTGTTTACAATCTGAACTTCATGTCCCAACTTTTCTAATGTCTGCTTATAATCCCAGACTAGGATTTCGATAGCACCCCAACCAGTAGGGGGAATGGGCATGATGCCCGGACCAACAAGGGTTATTTTCATTTCTTAATCCATTCCAATACGTCAACTTCGGGAGTCCACCCAATGACGGAACTGATTTTATCTATAACTGCAAGAGTTGTCTCCATTTCACCATCACGCCTTGGAATGTATTCTTGTTTATCTGAGATAGCATCAGCGATCTCTTGCACAGAATAGTTCTTACCACTACCCACATTAAAAACTTCACCAAAGCATCCCTTCAATGGCATGACTGATGCAAGATAGTTTGCACGAGCAACATCCTTTACGTAGATAAAGTCTCGTCTCTGGGTTCCATCACCAACAATGGTCAGTGGTTCACCTGCTGCCTTCTGTCTCTCAAAGATACCAACAACAGGTGCATACTGACCCCTAGTAGGAGACCGCTCTCCAAACACGTTGAAGTAGCGTAGAGACACCGTAGGGAGACCATACAGTTCATAATACATCTTACAGAACTTTTCTGCTGCAATCTTAGAAGCAGAGTATGGATTCAAGCAGTCGTCTGGTTGTGTCTCTACACTTGGGGGTGGATTATTACCATACCCTGAGGATGTAGAAGAATAAACAAATCGCTTCACACCCTCCTCTCGTGCTGCCTGAAGCATTACAGTTGTGCCAACACAGTTCTTTGTGACTGCTTCAATAGGATTCTTGATAGCAGGTTGTAGACGTGACTCAGCGGCAAGATGAAACACATAATCAACACCTTTGATTACTCTTCGCATCGCAGCATAGTCAGTGACATCTGCACTGCTATAGACAACCTGATCGTTCTCATAGAACTCGTCATTGTTTGCACTATGATTATCAACTGCAACAACATCGTGTCCTTGATCAACTAAGTAATCAACAACATGGGAACCGATGAATCCTGCTCCACCGGTAACTAAACTCTTAGTCATAATTTTCGTTTTTTCTAGGGTGAACTGATAGGTAAATAAGTGTCTTCAATCTTGTAGTCGAATATGAATGCTCTCTTGGCAACCAAGAAATAGGGAGTCCGATTCCAGCACCAGTGTAACTACCATCAGCATAGTCGTCACCCAGGAAACGCATATCATACTCTCCACTCTCTAGCATTTCAAGGTACTCATCTTCAACCCTATAGAATACAACATCATCAACATCTCGCAATGCAAGAAGAATTTCTCTACGTTCTTCTGGAGTATGTACTGGTTTAAGTTTATGAGGTCTTTCAGTTGACGGATCAACATGTATTGCAACGGTCAAATGATTACAACGTTTTTTTGCATCAGCAAACATACGAACGTACCCTGGATGAATTACATCAAAGGCACCTGCAATAATTCCCTTTCTTGGTGGTTGAGTTCTGATCCAATCAAACACATTGATACCCTTATCATCAATAAAGATATCAGCAGTGGGTTTGTGGAACATGGGTTCAAGTTCATGATACTTGACTCCCCACTTCTGCAGACTCTCTGTCGTGAGATCAGTCCAGTCTTTCCCTGAACCTCGACCACGAGCAGTCATAATAATAATTTTATTACCTTCATCATAGAGACGATTGACTGTCTCTACCATAAAGGGGATAGGAGTTGAGTCCCAATATCTTTGGTTATGACCATCAGGATCACAAGGTGTGTCACAGATAGTCCCGTCTAAATCAAAACAGTATTTCATACTACTCCATGGAGAAAGATCTGATGCACACATTCTACCACACCATAGTCCTCGCTAGCAATGTAGTAGTTCCACAGAGCATTAGTTGCTCTTGTGCGAATGGTATTGTCTGGACAG